AATACCTTGAAAGGTTCCAACGCTAGTGTTGATGGTGGGAAGAGTGGTGGTGATAGCTGTAGCGCCAGACCCGGCTATATCACCAGACAGTGTGATCGTTTGGTTTCCGACCAGATACCCTTGGATCTTTACGAAAGCAGTTGTCGCAAGCGATGTGCTATTATCAGCAGTAGCAGGAGTTGGAGCAGTTGGGCTCCCAGTGAAAGCAGGGGAAGCCAATGGAGCTCGGCTAGTGTCTGTTGGGTGGACGTGATCGCCTCGTGAATAGGTGACTGCAACACCGGCCGATCCTGTGCCATCCATACCAGGGATAGCGCTGGAAGGGGTGGGAATCGAAAGAGCATCTACGTATCCTTTCGTTGCTGCCCCAAGAGTGGCGGTCGGGGCGGCAGACAAAATCAAAAGGCCGGTCATAGTATCACCGGCCCTTGCGACAGCATTCACCCATGCGGCATTGTTGCGACCGTAGGTAGTTCCATCAGATGGGGCATCTGGTATGCCTCCACCACCACCTCCGGAATGTGCATCTACATATGCTTTATTCGCGGCATCTCCTGGGTTGACTGGTGTGGGGAGGTTTGTGACTAAGAACCCGTTGGCATTCTTCGCAATACCAGCAGTATTAGGAACTATAGATAGAGCATTCCACGCTGCAGAATAAGAGAACAGCACACCATCAATGTTTCTGGTGACAGACTGTCCGTCTGACCAAGGGCCGCTAGGAGTATAATCAGCATAGCTCATATCTCACCAGTTGGTCCCTACCTGAACCCAAGTGCTGTCTTCATCACAAATATATAATCCAAGTGTGTTCGTATTAAACCAAAACCAGCCAAGCTGAGGGTTATCAGGAGGGATTATTCCGTACCATGTTCCTCCAAAGTTAACAGCCGGAGGTGTTGGCGCCGGCCAATCTGGATAAGAACGAATAGGTGGTTGTTGATTGCCATTCGACATGGCTACATTCGCGCGTTAATAATGAACCGAGCGCTGAATGCAAGTGAACCTGTTGTATTTGTGACTGCTACCGCGATCATCCCATATGGAGTAGCATAGACGCCTGAGGGAGTACCACCAAATCCACTTGTTGCATTAAAAGCACTGAAGCCTACAGTTGGAGCAGCTCGCATGGTGGTAGGGAAATTAACAGTAGACCCCCAAGTCGTGCTAGACGTAGCTCCAGCAATGTATATCCCACCATCAGCCCAACACGCCCACCGGAAACATCGAGCCTGTTCATCATATACAGGGCGTAGGAATTGATGCAATTGACTTTGATTAGGAATCTGGTTACCAGGAATCAGCATTACACCAGTAAAATAGAACGATGCATTGAGCGTACCAATGAATGTATTAGTCGCATTTGGCCCAAGATACCTACTCTGCCCAGCAACCCACTGTCCTACTTGTGGCGCTGTACATTTGAAATTAGAGCCACCACCTAATCCAATTGTTACACTCGCTTGGCGAGCACCAAAACCCACATTCCAAGCTACACCAGTGTCAGGAGGAACATTGAAAGCAAAGAACTGCCATATATTCGCAGTAGTGACTGTAAATTCAAACACAATTGAAGAAGAATTCTGAAAGTTGTTAATCGAAATTGCAAACGTCCCGGTAACCGAGCAATTGGCCCAGAAGCACAGAACACAGGGTTGTGGACCTGGAAATGAGCCTTGAGATTGGTTCCCCCAATTCAGATGCAGTGTCTGTCCATACTCAAGTGGCTGACCAGTATAAACTAGATCGGCGGCTGCCGGAGATGCAATAGCTCTTTCATTCTGTACAAGCAGACACCCACCATAGCCAGAGTTCGGTGGTGTACCAGTAACTTGCCCTCCAACTTGTGCGTTATTGTTCGCGGCTATATACCATTGATCTGAATAGTATCTATATGTCCCTCCAGTGATACCGCCAGAATACCCAGACGAAAATTGACTAATATTATGATCAGAGTTTATCAGGATATTTTGAGCACCAGTCAAGCTTGGGGGATTCTGAGAATACGCATTCCACTGGGAAGGATTAAATGCACCAGCAGTCACAGACGATGGGTTCGTATAAAGCAGGCCTCCGTAATTAACTGTGGAATTAGCCGGGTAATTTGCAGTGGCCGAAAATATTGGAACGCCAAGGAGGTCTTGTGCGCCACCAGAGTTGTTGACAATACCAAGCTGCCCATCCGCTAGATTGACATATGGTTCACCATAGGTGCGACCAGACGGCCGATTGCCCGCGGTTAGGGAGCGCAGTATCTTTAAGACGTTAGTCGCCATTAGAATGTTCCTGCATCAAGAACATTAGACCATGCGCCGTTCAAACGGCCATATGTAGAACCATCCGAGGGAGCATCAGTAAGTCCACCTGGGGCCACGACCCAGGCCAGATTATGTCGAGTATAATACTGACCATCATTAGGTGCATCAGCAGTAATTGGAGTACGTCCGTCCACGTAGCCTTTGGTTGCTGCTCCGTTCGCTGCACTTGGCGCCCCCGATAATGTGAGGAGACCTGTCATGGTCACCCCACCGGCTATTGGAACAAAGACTCCAGTGAAGGTCTGTGCTACGACCCAGGCATTATTCACCCGGTCATAGTGGTTGCCGTCCGCAGGCGCATCAGCCGTAATCGGCGTACGCCCATCCACATATTGTTTGGTCGTGGCTTGGAGAGCAACGGTCGGATTAGCCGGGAGTGTAATCTGCCCGGTCATGGTCCCGCCAGCGAGGGGGAGATATACGCCACTCCCTACGCCAGAAATCGCACTGTCCACATAACCCTTAGTCGCAGCTTGGAGTGCGACTGTGGGGTTCGCATTCAGTGTAAGCGCACCTGTCAGTGTACCGCCTGATAGCGGCAAGAATGTGCCAGACCCGGCTGATGCAACCGCACTGTCCACGTATTGTTTCGTGGCAGCACCGAGCACGTTGGTTGGATTGGCATTAAGAATTAACGGCCCTGTGAGCGTACCACCCGTTAGAGCAAGAACAGTGCCAAAATCAAATGGATTGCCGTTAATGAATAGGTCTTGAACGTTGATTGTGCCAACGCCCTTATTCCCTCCTGTTGCTGTACCAAGAACAATGCCTCCAGGATAGGTCAGATACCCAGGCCAGGATGTCCAGGGCGATGGTGCAGGGAGTGGGCCGCCCTGTGACCCTACTCCTATAACGCTCGAGCCACTAGGTCCGGTCATGGCCATTCAACCGATGTGAATTTATGGTTCGCACTCATACTCGACACATTAACCGGGGTCGTGGTGTTCGGAATTATCGAGTATGTCTGCCCCGGTTGAAGGGCGAGTGTAGTCCCATTGGCGTTAGTCGAAGCCAATGTGACCTGGTTCACATACAGCACTTCTGCTGTTGTAAGACCCTGGTCTGTCGCTGAAAATGGGTTTGTGATATAGCCACCAGACTGATTGGCGTCGATGGCTACGATCGACGTGCCAGGAGTACCGGGTGTCTGTGAAGCAGGTCCTGCGACGGGTGTCGTTGCCATGATCTAACCTCTTATGACGAGTACCCAGGAGCCGTGACTATTCCCGCAACAGTGCCTGGAATGTTGCTGATGCTACCTGACATTGCGGTCACGCCACCGCACGTTGATGCGTTGTATTTGTAGCCGACAGGAGTATTACCCGCCCATGTGATATTGGTCATATCAAATTGAATTAATCCACCGTTGCTCGCAACAGCCACTCCATTGCCCATAGTAGGAACAGCACCGGTGAAATTCCATGTTAGTGGATAGTTGTTGTAAGCATCGTGGTATCCAACGACAACAAACCCACCAGATGCAGCAATGAAGATACCTGCGGAATTGTGCCCTGCCGGATCAAACGTACAGTTTCCCCAAACTTCCGCAACTGAATTCTCAAAACTCGCAATAGCCCCACCGAGACCAGAAACAGAGCCCTGGAAGTGGCAGTCATGAATGAGTAGTGTGGCACCTTCCCCAGATATTGCTGCGTCATAATAACCCTTCAGGGTCATACCAGACACAGTCATAATGCCGCTATTGCCGCAGACCGCGGCACTACCAGCCGCGGCTCCTGCTGGTGGTGAAAGTGACGATGCATCAACTGTGACATTGCCAGGATTAGCAACGTTGCCTATGACAATCCAACTGCCGATGTACCCACCCGTGACTGCAAATCCACCAACATAGTTCCCATCAGCCACACGAATAGTGATAGCATCAGCCGAAGTATAACGCGATCTAATAGCATTGATCGCACCATAAATTGTTGCGAATGCGTGGGCCGCGGTATTCGCAGTCCCGTCGTTATTGTCATTCCCAATAGGATTAACATAGAAGGTGGTTTGCGGAGGATGGGTCTGAATGTTGGGGTACATAGAGTTGAAGTTCGTACCATTATAGACGAAGGTCACTTCACACCCGGCAGTGACCTCGCCGCCCAGCATTGGACCGCCGTTACCACGAGTTAGTGGAATAGATGCACCACCATTAAGTTGGACATTCGTGGCGCCGGTATTCGAATTTGCAACCAAGATATTGAAAAGCATCCCTGTTGCTAAGGAAGCAGGAACCGGATTAGTGGTTGCGACAATTAGGTTAGGCGTTGCAGAAGTATCTGTTCCAACATAAACTAGTGAAGTATTAGCTGGTCCAGTGCCAGCTTGAACAAACGCCCTAAGAGTACCAGCAGTGACAAGATTAGCAATAATATCTCCAGCATTCCACGTCCCAGCAACCGTACCTTCTTGTGCTCGAACAATTGTAAGAGTATCTCCCGAGCGAGCTGTAACATGGACAATCTCAGTAATAGTCTTTGTGGCTTGGTCATAGAAGGTGGCACAAAAATAGTCACCACCCGTTGGGTTGGGAAACTCTGCCCCTGAACCAGCCGCCAGATTCACGGTTGTCGAGGTCGGCGTAATGCTGCCTGCCACCGTGGTCGAAGCATTGTTGCTCCACAAGATAGCCATTGCGAAATCCTCTACCCGATGACAACCTTAAACTGGAACTGATACGGTAGCTCCAGCACTCCTGAGTTGATAGCCTCTTGAAAGATGTACATATATGGAAGCGCTGGTAACGGTTGATACGTAGACTCGATGTCGTTCAATGGTATTGGTTTGAAGTTATCAATGTGCGGAGTAGTCAGTGGCCCGAATCCGTTAGGGCCAAAGCGATTCAGCATTGCTCCGCCGGTTACGGTTCTATTACCAAGAACAATCCTGATTGTGCATTCTCGATTGGGGCCAAACGAAATGCTGATCTGTTCTGTGTCTGCAATGTATGAGTCGTCGTCAGTGTAGCCGGGAGCGTAGGGGCCGGGGTCAAGTCCGTTTGTACCGTACAAGAACCGCCAGATCCTGCGTTTGAGCCACCGAGTGCTAAAATATTTCCCATCACCTTTATAGAAATGCCATGTGATAACTCGGCGGTAAGTATCGTCATCTGTTACGACTACACTTTCATCAGTGGTTTGTCCAAGTCCATTGATGTTAGCGTTTTCGGTCGGAATGAGAAAATTAGGTCCCCACGTATTGAGTGGGCCCTCACGTATGACAATACCACTAGAGAGCGCGGGCCGTGGTACCCCATAAAGACCCTGAGCAACCCAATCAAGAAGAGCACCACTGACAACTGGACCTGGGTAAATGGGAAGATTAAGAGCATTGAAAGTATCAACATAATCTTGTTGCTTAGCATTCTGTGCAGCCACGAAACCCTGGAGGTCGTCATCATCACTGTATTCTTGGTATAGGTACGATGGGATAACTTTTGTCAGCCCGGTTACGCCAGGAGGTGGGAAGACTGGGAACCCAAGGCTTTGCGATCCCGGCATACCCGGCACCAAGCCCGGCGGATACGGCACAGAATATGGAGATGCAAAGTAAGCTGTGAACCGATGCCCAGGAGATATAGCATTGACCCAGACATTTGAACTCGGAGGAACTATAAAGCTCTGACCGGGTTGGATGCCAACTGTTCCAGTGGGGGTACCTTCAGCAGTACCAGCAGGACCTATTAGATTGACATATAGTGCTTCAGCAACTGGCAAACCTTCATCTATCGGTGTCAGTGGATTCTGAATAAACCCACCGTTCAATCCCATAGTAGTATTGGCAATCTGGACAGAAACTCCAGAGTTCGCAACGACAGTAACAAGCCCAGGAACTAGGATATTAAGGGACGCCATCACGAACCCTTAATGACTTGCACTGAAGCAGAGTCTGTGTAGAAGTAGCTATAAGGATCACCAAAGATGACTTGCGTGCCTGGGGCCGGGAACGTACCAATTCCATTGACCGACACAGAAAATGTAAGATCAATAATCGCTTCACCCGGCAATATGCTTGACACGGCATCAAGAAATAGTTTGGTGAGCATATTGAAATTAATCGGGGTCACACCAGCCGGCAAACTGTTGATATAGTCGATAATAGCAGGAACTGCGGCCTGAGCCATTCCTGTTTCACTCACATAATTGGGCGAGTCAGTAATCCACGTTACCACGATATCCACAGGTTCTTGGGCTGGGATTACATAAGGAATGAGGAACTTGTCCGGGTAGTCATTAACCGTGATGTACTGGTTGATGGGGTTCGGGCTAACTGTTCCACCATACTGATATGTACCCCACATAGTCCCATCAACTGGTATAGAGAATTTGTTTGGACTAATCACCGTAACAGGGTACGGAATATTGTTGATGAGTGGGACGCCAACGTTTCCACTTATAACCTCAACATCACCAGTAGCGAGGTTGTGATTGTTGGCCGTGGTCACCACGATTGGGTTGGTATTAGATATACCAGCAATTTCGATCGTAGCACCAGAAAGACCAGGAACATAAAAGTCGGCTTCCCAAATAGCATAAGCAATCTGGAAAGGATCACCGCCACCACAAAGAACCGTATAGGTCCCATCTGTGTTTTGAACAACACTAACCAGTCGATTTTGAACTCCCGGTATGTTGCTGAGTAGGGTCTTAAGATATCGACCCATGCCGGTAGATGCTGCCAACCCCGCCGTCCAGCATCTCTCTCGAAATACGGACGCTGGTTCACCAGAAGTACTCGGTATACCCGCAACGGGATTCGTGACCGCCAACGGGACATTAGCTGGCACAGATGTGAGCATCTGCACTACTGTATTCGGCGCAACGTCCCAAGTCCCAGGTACAGTCGCCAGTGCATAAATCTGAAGAGTATTACCATCCGCACCACAAATACCACCAGACTGACATACATACTGATATGTCCCATCGCCAACAATAAAGCCTTGATTAACGACATAGCCGGGTGTTCCTGTAAATTGCACGTAGACAGATGTATTGGTGATAGATTGTTGATCTATGCCATAAATGGTGCCGAGCTGGTTGAGTAGAAAAAGGTTTGCGCCAAATGGAGTGAGTGAATTGACAAGATCAACCAGAAAGCTGTCGCTAACAACGAGAGCGTAAGTATCAGTGCTAGATATATCTTCAATTAACGACCCCGGCAGATTGGCTGTGTAGTCTGGGTTCGACGCTGCAACAAGAGTGATCAACTGCGCCCGCAAATCAGCCGGAGCGGCCGGTTGCAGACCTTGTGGTGTCATTATAAGTGGAAGAACTGCCATCAGATTGGTTGCTGTTGAGGATAATCAGGTGCTGTCGTAACACCGATTACCGAGCCATAGTTGGTCAAGCACTGGATATTATAAGCCGGAATCGGCCTACCATCATCAGTTGGATCACCTTGCGGTACATCAGCTTCAACCAGTAACAATGATGCAAAGAATGAAGCGAACTGCTGTTGTGTACGAATCATATAGAAGCTGGGATATATCTGAGTAATTACGGATGGATGTGCTGGTATTCCATAGTTACCAAAGAAAGGGCTTTCACCAAGGTTTAGCTTACAGACCTGAGCCAACGTAGTCAGATAAACAGAATCATTAAAACCACCAGCATCAGTCGTAACGACCCACCATGTCTTCTTGCCAGTCAGGACATCGCGTGTGCGTCCGTAGGTACGCATTAGCCGATACGCCCCTGAGCATTAACAACGGGACCTTTTGTCGTGGTAAGGGGAGCATACTTCCCAGAGCTACCATCCCCACCCACATAAACAGTATGATTAGTAGGAACGTTGATAGTGATCTTCTTATTTTGTTGGTCCACAGTAATGACATGATTATTGTCCTTACTGACTATCTGACACTTACCATTCTTATCAAAACTAAAGCTTGTCGGGTCCTGCTGCTGATCCTGTTGCTGACCTTGTTGTGAGCCACCATTCGTAGTAGTTGACCCATCCAATGCTTGCGGCACGGCAACGGACGACCGGCGCCACGGCTGACTCAAAGCTGCAAGACGGTTGCCGGTTCTGACGGCCTGAACCTGCCGCGCCATCGTAGGTGATGGGGAGGTAGGGCCACCGTTCTGACTGGACTGTTGCTGTTGCTGCTGGTCCTGCTTCTGCTTTTGGAATGCCCCTACGCTCCATCCGTTGGGTCCTCCCATATGTGTAAGAGTATCGTAGTCACGGTCAGGATTTTGAGTATGGCTAACTGGCTGAAAAGATATAGCTGTAAGGTTTCCACGGGGAAAGAAATTAGTGCGACCACCGGCGTCGCCAGTGCTGCCGCCGAGATAGTAGTCAGAAGGAACAGCATACCCCTTATCCCCTACCTGGGTCGGCTCCCGTTGGTATTGGGACATTGACTGCGGGATCTTGACCGTAGGCATCGTAAAGATGCTATTGGTCGTCTCGAATGCCACCTCAATAAAGTCTTTATCAACTTTAGTGACATGGCACGGAATAGATTTAGTGAGCTGTTCTTGCTGGCTCGTATGCCGCTTCACAGCCCATTGATTCATTCGCCATCCAAATGGATGTTTATGTGAATCATACCGGCTCATGGATTAACCTCAAAACAACCGTTCCTATATATAAGCGTAGACTGAAAGATACCCGCGGCCATATTCAGATAGCGCGACACTGAACCCAATATCGTTGCTGTCCCTGGGTCAGTTATCATAGGGATCGTAAATGTAGTAGGATTCAACATCAGTCCCCTGAATGTCCCATTATAATTGTTCGGTACGAAATTCTCCAGTGTAAAATTCTGTATGGTCCCTGGCTTCGTTGCAGTACCTTCAGTAGACAATGGAACAGGCCACAACGAAGGATCTACCATAACCACAGTGAGAATGCCCTGTAGAATATCCCAGTCAGCAGACAACACTTGACGAGCTGGCGGCGACTGAATCAATGGCACAGTAGTAACCCACGATCCATCCTGTGCATAGAGGTTAATATAGAACCGCTGTGCTGAAATATTCCAGGTCACCTTTACCGTGTAATCGTCACCATCTAATGTAGCAACGAATGAAGGCAATATTATGTTCGATGGAATAAACGGAATAACTGTTGCCATTACGAAATGCCACTGAATGGGTTGTTAGCTGGACTAGGTAAGGCAGGATAATTTGTTGATGAGGCACCGGCAAACGGGAGTGCTGGGGTATTAGAAGGACCGAGTGTAGCGGTTCCTGGGCCAGAAGACAGCGGGGCAGTAGCAAGACCAGATTGCCCTGTTGTAGAACCAACCTGAGGGCCTGTCTGGGCCGGACCAGTAGGGAGCCCATTGGATATTTTCGACATCAACAAATTCTGCGCCCCTTGTAGATCAGCCAGGGCAACTAACGGCTTCTCAAAATCAAACCTCCATGCGTTTTGTGGCAATGAGTTATTGCCACGAGAGTTATCTGTTAATGACACCAATATCAAGTCAGTGTACATATACGCTGGAGTTACGACCGTATAGGTTCCACCGGCATTGTTATGATTGTCAAGGGTAGCCTTCAAAGCACTGAAGACGGCCTGCTTATTTACGAACGCTTTGGGTCCCCGCATAGGGGCATCCATAATAACAGAAATCGTTAACGGCTCACGCACCGTTGCATTGGCAGCAACAAACTGATTAGCAAACGGATACTTAGCAATCGTTTGCTGAACAAGTGTACCACCCGGCAAGACATTGAAAGCACCAAACGCACTATCCAAATCATTCGGATTATATGGAAGACCAAGCCCATTGCCTCCACCAAATAAACTCATAATAGGGAGCATAGCGCCTGGGACTTGCGACGCCGACCCACCAGTCAAAACAATAGGATTAACCTGATACTGTAACTCGATTTGTGTATTGGAAGGAGGCATTATCCTGCCATCGAGTTAGCAGTTAAGAACACATTACTCCCAGGTACATTATTGACTGTGAGACTTGCCACTCGATTCACCTGCCAATTGCGAATATCAAGAGGAGCACGCCTCGCTCGTTTAGCCGGGGTATCATCTGCGCTCGCAAGTTGTGTTGAGAGAGCCATCCCACCACCCCGGCTAGAGCGTGGGGGCGTCGCGTTATTCGCAGCCATCGCCCACAAATGGTTCCGGTTATTCACTGCATACTTATTGGTTGATCCTGCCTGACCAAACATACTCGGTATACTTGGTACTCCTTGCAGAGTTGGGCCAGGAGGAAGGAGACCACCAGATCCCTTCAACCCTGGCATACCTGGAAGGCCAAGATGTGGGACTGCCGAAGCACCTGGGCCACCCTTCCAATTCTGTAATGGGGTTGGAGATGTTGTGAGGGGTGTTGAAGGAGCCGTTGGAGTATATGGCCCTGATGTAGCAGCTCCTGCTCCAGCCGCTGCTGAAGCACCAGCAAGATAATCATCATTAGTCCCACCTGCCGTGCCTACTTCCCTATCACCACCACCACCGAACAGTGCCAACACCTTCTTCCACAACCAGTCAACAACATTCATAATAGAATCTTTAAATGAAATCATTACTTCACCAACTCTAGCGATCAAGTCGTCCATTAGTGTCTTAAACGTAGATAATGGACCAGACACATACTCCTTAAACTTAGAGCTGATGTATTCCATCAACTCCATAATTTCTTTATGGGCATCGTCCCTAGTCTTACGTGAAGCGTCTTGAAAACCTTTCCAAAGGTTCTCAGTTAGTGTGTGTTCTGTAATCCACTTGTTCAGTTTTTCAATGTGTTCACGCAGTGTCTTAAATTGACTAGATTCGCCAATAGTATTAGCGACCCAATTGTCGATGTTAGTACGAAGATTCGACAGTGCTTGTTGAAATTCAGTCCACTCATCTCTGGCCTTTTTGGAAACATCCATAGGCCGGTTTTGCATCTGTTTGAGCACCATGTCTCGA